TGATGAGGTTTCATACGAAACAAGAGGTTATATAACCCCTTGGTTTTCAGACCAAGAGTCTGAAAGTTCTTCTTCAATGGATGAGGATAAAATCGACAGCTTCGAGTTAGAAGAAGCTGTATCGATCTCAATTGGAGATAAGGATTTTAGAGTGAATTGTTCAGATCAAGATCTGGCGACCATCATGAAAGGATGTGTTGATTTTAAACCAGATGGAACATTTATAATTAATCATGCAAGATTTATTATCTTGTATGCACTCATAACTGGTGTAGCTGCTCAAAGCTCCCAGGCTGAAGTTATCACTGCTAATAGTGTTGCTTTAGTTAATCAAAGTTTGGCGATATATAATATAGTTTGGACGGTGTTCATTATATTTTTAATATCACAAATTTATCGTGTAATAACTTTTGCTTTGGAAGCTTGCAGGTATACTGCAAATGAATATATTGAGCTTAAGAAAAGTTTTAAGAGTGAATATGGTTTAGCAAAAACCTTCACTCAAGGTGAATATGAAAAATTTAAGAAATTTTCGAAGGATGAAATAGAGCAATTAAGAAAGCATCTTCGGATGTATATGTTGATTCAAACAGCTTTGGCTGGTTTTTCAACACTCTTTTCAGTGTTTTCATGTTTGCGAACGCCAACAATGAAGTTTCCAGATTTGAAACCCCAGGGTTTCCGAAAGGATTTTAATAAAACTGGAATTTTCTTTACAGGTATTGTTTCTTTAGCAATGCTTGTTTTGGCACCATTTGTTGGTGCAAAGAAGATTTTGAGTTATTGTGAACCAATAATTCAATTATTGCGTCGAATTCCTTATGCTACATGGGCTCTCAAGATTATTAAGAAATTATGGAATGATGATTTTGATTGGGATGCTGATATACCACAGACAGATGATGAGTGGAGGAAAGCAAAGGAAGATTGGGATTTGGATGAAACTGTTGAAGATGAGCTTGAGGAAGGCTTACAACAAATGAAGAAAACTCGTGAAAAACTTGAAAAAGTTCTCCCAAAAGGTAAAGATCCAGTTAAAAAGCAATTTGTTTCTGAGAAGATGGAAAATATTGCTCCAGTTAATGTTGGGAGTGTTGTTATTATTAGAACAGAAAGTGAAGACTCTTTTGTATTAACCCATGGACGTAAAAATATTAAAACTAATTTTAATGGTTTAGAGTATACGTTGAGACAGGATGTTCCTCAGGGAGCAACTGTTGTTTGGGATGAAGATAAGTATAAGAGTGTTAAACAATGTTTAGAAGATGAATTTGCTTCTAGTTCAGAGAGTGATAGTGAAAGTGAAATGGAAATCACTGAAGAAGCTCTGACAAAACAACATTCCCAGTTAATTGAGGAAATTTCGGATATACAAGATAAAATCAATTTTATTAAATTGACTGAGGAAACTGCTTTGTCTCAATTGAATAGTTCACGTGTAGAAAGTGATAAAATTCAAGACAATCCAGATTATCTTGTAGAAATAGGTAAAGCTGCTGAAAAGATTTCGAATCATGCTCAACAAGAAATCATGGGTTTAGTAAATCGCCAAGACGCTGTTAGACAGGAACTTTGCGAAGTTGAAGATGAAATGAAATCTAAATTTAAGGTTGGAAAATTGAAACCTCAAAGTTTAGGAATAGCTTGTGGATATATTTATTGGATATTAGCCAATATAAAAGAGTTAATACATGATACTAAGGACTGGTGGAATGAAGAAACTACTGTTTACCCTGAGGTCTCAACTGTTACTGTTGAGGATTTGAGTAAAGCTAATGGTTTTCGCCATGGTCCCAAGGATGTTGATTCTTATTGGTATAAGTTTAAATGTTTTTGCCACACCTATATTGTGGATTTTACGCATTATGAGAATGGGCGTAATGGAAATCCTGCTGCTGATCAACTTGTTAAGGATAGCATTCAGAAGACAAAAGAGAGTGTTACTGATCTTAGAGATCCAACACAAGCTTTCCATAATAAAGGTGTAACCTCGGTTAGGGTTCCTTTAGGAAAGTTAAGATCCCAACCGAAGAAAATTATGGTTGATGGAGTTGAAATGGATAATCCATCTTATGTTGATATAGAAATGCTTGAAAAGGCTGCTGTAATTAAGAGAACAGCATCAATGTTTTGGAGATGGAGTGCTGTTACATTAATGATAACGGGTACTATTTTCCTTTTGTTTGCATCAGTAGGAAAGCTTGGAAATTGCTTACTTGGTGATAGTTTACCAATTCCTCCACAAGGACAAAATAGACGTGGTGGTAAGAATAGACCACTTGGTAAGCGACGAAATGTAATAAATTCAGGTGGAGATCAGAAAAATCTTGATAAAGATACTGATCAACAAGATTTAGATTATGAAGAAATTTATGAAGAAGCAGAAGATGATAATTATGAAGATCTTATTCATGATAAGAATGTTAAAATGCATAATCGATCTAAATCACAAACACATGTTGAAGAAAGAGAAGGTTTTCATGTTCAGAAGAAGAAAGGGAATCGTAAGATTAAAGGACAAGCTATAATAGCTATGACAAAAGATGAATTTAAAGTGAAGAATAAAATACGTGCGTCACGCACTCCTTTAGTAATTTCACCTATTGATATACTTAATCTTATGAAATCAGCCCAAGTAACTGAGCTTAAAAGCATTAAACCTCAAAGTTTTAATGTTTCTGACCTTGCGTCTGGAATTTATAAATTCTATCTTAAGAAAGATGATAGAATGTTATATCGATGTACTGCTACACATGTTGGAAATAAATTATTAGTTGTAACTCATGCTTTAGAAGAACGCATGGATGCTGAATACATTGCAACTAATCATGTTCACACTTTTCATTTAAAAGCTAAGGATATTATGCTTTTAGGAGATCAATTAGCTGCATTTCCTGTTACTGGATTTGCTTCTTGTTTTAGAGCAACAACTCTCAGGATTTTGGATAAGCCAGAGATTGTTACTGTTGTTGGTTATGGAAATGGAAGTGCTGAAGCACCTGATTCTGTTACTGGTTTTGCTAGTACTGAAGGTTTTTCAAATGCTCCAACAAGAGATGGAGATTGTACAGCTCCTGTCTTAGATCGCGATGGAAAAATTGTTGGATTTTGGACACATGGAGATGGAGATAAATTTGGAAGATTTGAAAATGTTACTGATGAATTAATTACTTTTATTAAAACTGGATCCTCTGTTACGCACATTGGAATGGATTTTCAGTTATGCCCCCCCTCCCGTTCGAATTGGTAGAGAAAGGAAAAGAATTTTGGCGTGATTACCCTATGAAATATGTAATGCCAAAAGATAAACAAATAATTTGGGGTACTTTTAATACATCACCAGAGCATGAAGCTGCAATTAATGAACATTATTTTAATTATGTAGCTTGGACACCAAGAAGATTAGCTTATAAAAATCGTAGGGGATTAGATCCACAGGTTCAATGTTATTTAGATTATGAAAATATTGAAATTAGTGATGAGTGGAGATTACCAATCCCAAATGAAGCTGCTTCTTTTAAATCATTAGCAAAATATGGAAAGCCTACAGTTATATTACAAGAACAACAAGTTAGAGATTTAAATCTCGCTGTAGAATGGATGGAGAGACAATTCTACCCTTATATGGGAGAATCAGATATAATTACAACGGCTGAAGCGATTAGTAGGCTTGATATGTCATCATCTAGTGGTTTTCCACTTAATACTCTTTATCCAACAAAAAGACTCTTGTTTGAACAAGATCCAGATATAGTAATTTGGTTGGAACAACGATGGGAAACATTGGCAACAGATCCCTTATGGACAACTGTTTTCTCATCCTCATTAAAAGAGGAATTAAGACCAAAAGATAAAATTCTATTAAATAAACAAAGAACCTTCACTGCAGGAGCTACAGATGCCACAGTGTTAGGAAATCGTCTTTTTGTTGATCAAAATGAAAAGATGTATGCTGCTCATACAGTTTCTTCTTCTGCTATTGGTATGTCACCATATGGAGGAAACTGGAATAAATTAATTGATAAATTAGCAGTATTTAGAAATGGATATGCTTTAGATGAAAGTGAGTATGATTCATCAATTTTAGAGTTTTTGATTTGGGGTTGTGCCCAATTTAGATTTAAATGTTTTAAGAAAAATTTTCGGACCGTTGATAATATGCAACGAGTTAAAACATATTATAGAAATCTAATTAATACTTTAATATTGTCACCACAAGGAATTTTTGTTATGAAGAAATTAGGAATGCCATCAGGTTGTGTTAGTACAGTTACGGATAACACATTAATTTTGTATACACTTTTGGCTTATGCTTGGATTAGAAAAGCACCTAATGATATGAAAATGTATACTTGTTTTGAGGACCATACTGCGAAGGCGTTGGTTGGAGATGACAATACTTGGACAGTTTCAGATAAAGCACATAAATTTTATAATGCTACTACTGTCATTGAAGAATGGTTACAACTTAATATTAGAACAACAACTGATTCAATGGAACCAAGATCTGCTATAGATTTGGATTTCCTTTCCGCTCATACCACTGTGATAGGTGGTTATAAATTGCCAATATACTCTAGAGATAAATTGATGACTTCAGTGCTTTATGCACCACAAGTTAAGATTTCACCTGTAGTAACTCTACAGCGAGTCACTAATCTTTTACAGATTGGTTGGACTGATGAAATTTTTCGTGAATTTTGTCGTGGCTTAATAGCCTGGCTAATGAAGGAATATGATCAAGTTCTTTATGCTGATCCTGATTGGATTGCAGCTAAGGGAGCTATTTTCTCTGATGCAAGAATTTTTCAGTTATTTACATGTAGGAAAATATTCTTAACACCACAAAGTTATCAAGAAACGCAAGAAAGATTAAACACGCTTGATAACAAGAGTTATATTATGAGCACAGTCACTAAGACAATTGTTCAAAAATCAAGAAATCCACGAAGACCACGTGGACGAGGCCCAAGAAAAGGGAAAAAGAATGGTCCAGGGCCAAAACCACAGCGAAGGTTTGTTGGTCCTCTTCCTGCTCGTAAAAGAGGAAGAAATAGGAATGCCAGAGGAAGAGGGAGAAATACGATTGCACGTAATGAGCAAGTAGATACCTCTTCTCATTATATGGGTGGAAATGTCGTTCGAAATACGAAAAGGCTTTCAAGACCTGAACCATTTGCAGGAGATGAGCTTATTTCTCCTGTAAATGGTAGTGTTGCCTTCACTACTACTCGATTTGTAATGAATCCTGGAAATCCTACTAGTTTTCCATGGTTTAGTCGAATTGCTCAACTTTATGAAAGATATAGATTTGATATGTTGGAGTTTTACTTCCAACATGACGTATCCCAGTTTAATGCTCAAGGAGCAGCTGGTTTAGTAATTCTTTCAGCTTTGTATGATGCTGCATCTTCTGATCCTGCATCAAAAGTTCAAATTGAAGCTACAGACCCTAGAGTTATTTGTATGCCAAATGAAAACTCAGTTTTAAGTCTATCAAAACAGGGAATGCATCCACGTGGGGATCCTAAGTTTGTTAGGGGATTGTCTCTACCTGGAGCTACTGATATTAAAACTTATGATGCTGGAGCTTGCTTTGTTACTACACAAGGTATGGCTGGTGCTGGAGAGGTTGGGGAGTTACATGTTCGTTATAAAGGTTTTCTTTATGATAGAATTTTGGATAGTACTCCTGCAGCCGCACCACCAAATTTTTCAGTGTCTGAAAATTATGATGCTGCTGCACAAAATATTAATACTGGCGCATCATTTATTCCTCCTGTGGTAACAGGTTTGTTTAATGGTTTAGGGATTAATCCCCCAGTTGCTGGTGTTTTCACATTGCCATCGGGTAATTATTTAATAGATTGGAAAGTTCATGTTGCTTCTGGAGGTACTTTTCAGAGCACAACAGCTTCTTTACAAAAGAATACCATTAATGTTTTGGGTGGAGGTGTAGCTGCAGCTTTTATAGCAGCAGCTGGTTGTACTAGTTTTACAATGAATGGAACTAATTTTGTTACTTCTAATGGAACTGACACCTTCAATTTAACAACAACTTGTGTTTTCACTTCCACTGGAACTGAAGACGCGTTAATTAGAATTGTAGCAATCTAGGAAACTAGATTTTGGTACCCAATAAAACATGATTTGTAATCATTACCTGGTGGGAGGAAGTACAGTTTAATTGTTATATTAAACAATTGCCTATAGAAAGAGTGGCCGTAAGACTCGTGAGACTATGTCGAATGGAGCTAAAACTCTTGAGAGCTTATCTATTGCCTCTATAAATTAAAATAGATATCCACGTTAATGTGGGTTTAAATACATTAATTGCCTTTGACAAGCTAGGTAAAGAATATGCTTGCTGTCTAGATTATGACATAAAAGAATTGGAGTGAGTTATGGTTCTCACTAGAAATAAAAATTAGACCTATAGAAATAATAGAATAATAGACCACAGTGAAGGAAAACACAAGTAAAACCCGTCATGTTGCTGAAGGTTGAAACCACAGCACCTGTTTCTCAGAGAATGCAGACAATATAAGTATAGATTGATCTGGATTGTTAAAACAGTTGCTGCTAAATTCTACTGGACCGGGCTTAATCCCGCAGTGTGTAATCAATGGCATCACGCTCTCATGTGATCATCTATACGAGTATCGAAGATTCTCCGTTATTTCCCAGGTCGTTAAAAAGGAT